TGTTAATATTGCCAAGTTAATGAACTACACTCCTAGAAGTGTAATATCAGCAAGAGCATCACTAAAATTAGATATACAGACAGTTCAGACAAATGGAGTATACCCTAGCACTGTTACTTTGAGAAAAGGTGCAGTTGCAACAGGTGGTAACTACGTTTGGAACATTTTAAGAGACACTACTGTAGAAGTTAGTCCTACAACAGGTATTGGAACCTTTGCAGACCTTTGTGTATACGAAGGATCAGTTGTTACCTTCCAATACGTCGTAAATACATTCGCAAATCAAACATATACCATTCCTTCTGCTGAAGCAGACATTAATACACTTGCTGTAAGTGTAAGAGCAAACGAAACATCATCAGCATCAGATATTTACAATAGAGTTGACACTGTAACTAATCTAACTGCAGCAACAAGAGCATACTTCCTTTCAGAAGGTGAAGATATGCGTTTCAACGTTAGATTCGGTGATGATAGTGTTGGAAGAGCATTGAAAGATGGGGAAGTTGTAGTTTTAGAATATTTGGTCACTTCTGGGTTCAAAGCAAACGAAGTTAAGTTATTTAATTTTATCGGATCATTAACTGACTCATTAAGTCAGTCTTATACTGCATCATCGACTACTTTAACAGTCAACCACCGTGCACAACTTGGTAGTGCTGCAGAAAGTATAGAATCAATCAAATATAACGCACCAAGATACTATTCCTCACAGTATAGAGCAGTTACTGCACAAGACTATGCTTTAATCACTCAAAGGATCTATAATAACGCAGATTCTGTTGTTGCTTATGGTGGAGACAGTCTAAATCCTCCAGTTTACGGTAAAGTCTTTATTTCAATCAAAACAAAGACTGGATCCCTTCTAAATGACGCTACAAAGAAAGAAATAGCAGCAAACCTTAGGAAATATGCTATGGCGTCAATTGACCCTGTTGTAGTCGATCCTGATAACGTCTACATCTACACAAAAGTGTTTGCACTATACGATACTGGTGCAGGATCATCATCATCTCAAATTAAGACGAATATTCAGAGTGCAATCAGTCAATGGGCAAGTCAAACACAAATAAACAACTTTAACTCAACATTTAGAGGTCAAGCATACGAGAAAGCAATAACATTAGCAGATAATGCTATTTCTGACGTTTCTGTTCAAACAACTATTCTAAAATACATCAATCCTAATAGTAATCAGACTAATACCTATTGTATTAGTACTGGAGGAGAGTTATACAACTCTGCACCTAGTAAGGATGGTGATAATGGAACTTGTACAAAAGAACCAGTTATTTTATCTGGTACATTCAGAACTGCAGACAGACCTGGTGTAGATCAACAGTTTGAGGACGATGGTTACGGAAACTTAAAGACATTTTATAATACAGGTAATAAAAAGGTATACACTAACAGTACAGCAGGTACAGTAAACTATATGACAGGTGAAGTTTGCTTTGGACCTATTAATATTATCAGTACAGGATCTAACGTTCCATCTTCAGCAGCAGTTAACATTGTTGACAGTGTAACTGGTGCAGGAAGTGTTACTGATGAAACACTCCTTCCAGGGAATCTACAGATTCCAACTGTTATGATTCCTGCTAACAGTGGCACTATTCCTGCCTCAACACCAGGAACAATTATTAATATTATAAGTCCTGAGGTAACAGTATCACCTATTGGTACAACACCACCTCCTTCAATCCCTCTAAATAGTTTGACACCAACGACATTTGATAGTACACCGTCCGTAGTGGAAGTTGCACCGATAGATAATAGTGGTGGTCTAAACACCTCAGTCTGCTTCTCGTAACTGTAAATGAACATTAATAAGGTTTCTCAGTCGATTGTTTCACAATCACCCGATTTTATTGGGTCAGAATACCCCCTGTTTAATAAATTTCTTGAATACTATTATAAGTCACAAGAAAAAACTGGTTTAGGACAAAATATACTTAATAACTTCCTTCAGTATCTTGATATCGATAAATTGGATATCGGAATACTTGATGGACAAACAACTGTTGTAGAAGCAATAAATGCAACAGATGATAAAATTGTAGTAGAGAGTGTAGATCCGTTCTTAGAAAAGAATGGATCTATTCTAATAGGCGATGAAGTTATATTCTATGAAGATGTTGAGAATGCACCAAACATCTCACTTGCTCCAGGAATCTCATATGATCAGGTAAAACTTAAGTGGACAACACTTGCAACAATAATAACTCAGTTTAACGGAAATACAACATCATTTCCTCTAACATCTCAAGATAGTCCAATAGGACCTCCTAGTGCACAGCATTTGATTGTATCACTATATGGTCAGATATTAATACCAAACACGGACTATACTGTTTCTGGTAGCAATATTGTCTTCACTACCGCGCCAAGAACTAAACTTCCTGCTGATGACGCGGGAGAAACATACATTTATTACCTTAGTGGTTTTGTAGAAAGTACAATTTACGGATTAGATAATCTATCTGGCGCATTTGGTGACGGAAAGAAGCAATTTACTATGACTCGTAACGGAGTATCATATGAACCGCAGAACGAAGAATATTTAAACGTAATCTATGATAATAGACTGCTAGTACCTAAAGTAGACTACTTCATAGATAAGAATCAGTTTATATTTAAAACAGCACCTCTAAATGGGCGTTTCTTATCAATCCACTCTATAGAAGCACCAATACCTTCATTTGGTAGTGGTGCGGTTGGATTTGCTCGTATTAGTGATACTGGAACTTTAACAAGTGTATCATCTAGTGCGATTGGATCTGGATATCGTTTTGAGTATCCACCTCAAGTTAGTATTAACTCCGCAGCAGGTTCTGGTGCTTCTGCTACCGCACTTGTCAATGGTTTAAAATCAATCACTCTACTAGACGGAGGAAAGGGATATAGTACAACTAATCCTCCTGTTGTGCAAGTACAAACACCAACTAAAGCAGGATCCTCTCAAGCAACAATCACCGCAACAGTTGCTGACGGTGCAGTTACTGGACTTAACATTACTAACTCTGGTTCTGGATATACATTTACACCTAGAATCACTTTTATTCAACCAGGTGGTGCGAAACTAGGAACTCCTGTACTTTCTAATGAACAGATCGCTTCTATACCCGTTACCGCAAACGGATTTGGATATACTACCGCACCAACAGTGTATGTTGATGAACCAACAGGTTCTAACCCAATCAAAGCAGCATTAAGAGCAAACTTAACTAGCGAAGGTAAAGTTGGTAGCATATCTGTATTAAATGCGGGACAAGGATATACAACTTCACCTAGAGTCGCTATAGTCGATCCTGTAGGTGCACAGATACTAGAAACAGTTGTTGATGGAGATGGGCGTGTTATAAGAGTTGATTTACTTAATGGTGGTAGTGGATTTGATGATGTACCTTCAGTATACATTGTAGATAATAGAACTAACGGTGGAACTGGTGCTACTGCAGTTGCTTCTATTTTCAATGGTCAAATCACAGATATTAACATAACTGCCTTTGGTTCTGGTTATTCTGCTGCTACACCTCCAGAAATTGTCATTCAATCACCTCCGAGTGCTAAATCATCTGCTGAAATAGGTCTAAACGAAGTTACTGGTTTTGCAGTTACTGAAAATGGATCTGGATACAAGAAAGCAGCATTTACTGGGTGTGCTAGAGCAGCATCTGGTATCACTTCATATACTGAAGATGGTAATGCGGTATTTACAAGTAATACTACTGCAGCACCCGCAATAGTTGGTGCTAGTGTAAAATGTCTTGATGCATTGTTTGTAAAAAGACTATTAGACAAATACACTGAACAATTCTTACCTGATGTTCCCGAACTTGACTATTCTAAGATTGATGTAAGAACATCTATCAAAACTGTAAAAGATTTCTACTCTTCTAAAGGTACATCCTTCAGTATTGCATATCTTTTCAAACTTCTTTATGGTGAGAGTGTTTCAGTTACATATCCAAAAGATCAGATCATCAAACCATCTGCTGCAACTTGGTCTATTGATACAATTCTCAGAGCAACTAAAGTTTCTGGAGATGCAACTAATATAAGAGATGGATTACTTACACAAGATGCGGACATTGCTGATCCAAACGTTTTAGCAGCAAGTGCATTAGTAGAGAACTATATTTCGATTAAAACCTCAGATGTAGAGATATTTGAACTTGTTTTATCAGAAGAGACTATTACTGGGACATTTACCGTACCTTATAAGACAAAACTTGCAGAACCTCTCAATACAACCGACTCAATCATTACGGTTGACTCTACTGTAGGTTGGCCAGAAAGAAACGGTGAATTTGTTATTGGATCTGGTACTAGAACAGAAGTTGTACAATATAAGGAAAAATCACTTAACCAGTTTATTGAATGTACTCGTTCAGCAAATGGTGTTGTAGAAGATTGGGATTCTGCTACACAAGTTTCTTCTAACTTTACAGTATACGTTAATAAGGGAACACTACAAGAAGTAGTGATGAACATAGTAGGTATAGTTGATGCACAGCAAACAACACTAGTTGATACAGGTTCTTACTACCTACCAGGGGACAAACTAACAGTTTCTAAGTTAGGTGGTACTAGTCTTGACCCTCACCTTACAACATGGTTGTATAACGTTAAGAAACTTATTCAAGTTACTGGTATAACCTTCGGTGGTGTTAATAATCAGTTTGCTACTGTAACTTGTGCAAATAATCATGGTTTGTTGGTTGGAGATCAAGTTACTGTATATGGTGCTAACCCAATCATCTATAATGGTTCATTCTTAGTCACATCTAGAGATACAAGCACAGTATTCCAATATCAGTTACCCCAACCCGCAACTGTGGTACCACAGGGTAATATACTTGTATCTGTTGACTTGAACAAAGGTAAATCTGATAGCACTGCAGTATTCAATGCTATTGGACCATACACAACTAACGTACAAAACTCATTTTTTAATACAACCTATGCATACCTAGCTTCAACTGGTATACCAAACTATAAAATTGGTCCATTTCCAGGGTCTGCACTATTACCAGGCAACCAACGAAAGTTAAATCGTTTCCCTATAGTTTCTACAACTATATCAACAAAAAATACTATATCTCCAGGACCTATAGGTACATGGGTAAATGGAGTATCAATATGGTCATACAAATCAACTAGGAAGAAAACATTTGGTGCTGTTACTAGTGTTGGTATTACTAATGCAGGATCTGGATATGATGCTGCATCTCCACCAGTATTAACTATCAGTGGTGGTGGAGGAACTGGTGCAACTGCTGCGGTTGTTGTTAACGGTTCTGTTAGTGAAATTACTGTTACTACTGGTGGTACAGGATTTACTTCTTCTCCTCTAGTTTCAATCGTTGGCGGTGGCGGTTCTGGTGCTGCTGCAACTGCTATCATTACAAAAGGAGTTGTATCTAGAATATTAATCAACTCAGGTGGTACTGGATATACTTCACAACCTCAAATCACTATTGTAGGTGGCGGTGGAAGCGGTGCTGCTGCTACAGCATCTGTTCGTGGTCCTATTCAATCAGTTGCCATATCAGCAGGTGGTACTTCATATACATCAACTCCTACTGTAACATTAAGTTCTGGTAGTGGTGCTGTTGCACAAGCTATAGTCAATAACGGTAGAATCATATCTATTGCGATTATATCTGCTGGATCTGGATATACGACTGCTCCTGAGATCACTATACAAGGTGCAGGTTTTGGTGCTGTTGCTAGAGCAACTATAGACACTGATGGAGAAAACGCAGGTAGAGTGACTGGTATCACTATTGTTAACAGAGGTATTAGTTATGTACAGGGAACTACTGTAATAAGTCTAAACTCAGTTGGTGCAGGTGCTTCATTTAATGCTAACGTATTTGAGTGGACTTATAACTTACAAAAATCAACAACATTTGATAGTGCTAAAGGTTCTGTATTTGAAGGATATAATAATCAGTATGGTGGTGAATATGCACACTTAAGCAATCCTCAAACACTTAGATATATTCTTGGTGATAACTTATTTGAAAATACAGCAGGTTTAATAAAAGAAAAGGAAGATGGACTCGAACACTCTCCTATTATTGGTTGGGCATTTGATGGAAACCCAATATACGGTCCTTATGGATACTCAGATCCTACAGATCAATCCTCATCAATAGCAAAATTAAATACTTCATACAGACTTAAAACTAATCTAGTATATAATGTAGATTCTAATCCCACTCCTGTTAGAACAGCAGGACCATTATTAACTGCTGAAGTTGCAGGTAATTTTGTAGAAGACTATGAATATGTGTTTGGTCTAGGTGCACTCGATCAATATAACGGTAGATTCTGTAAAACACCTGATTATCCAACAGGTAGATATTGTTACTTTGTTACTATTGATTCTACTGAAGATGGTGGTGCATTATTCCCATATGTTTTAGGACCTGATTTCAACTCGGTTGTAGACACTTGGAACTTAAGTGCAACTGCTATTCAGCAAAATATTCCTACTGGTGTTGTTAGATATCGTGATCCTTATGAGAATGTTGATATTGACGTTGAGAGGGCACCAAATGCCTCTACAAACGCTCTAACACTAGAGAATGGTGATATACTACTATTTGAGATAGAAGACGAAGATAGAAGTGGTGTTATTGAAGCGGATGAGACTGCTGATCCCGATCAGGTCTTTGAAGAGTCACCATTACAATTATTTGATTACTTCCCAACTGTTAAGTTGGATTCTAAGGTTGATATTGAAGTTGAGACTACAACTAAGTTTGAAGATGCTTCGGTAACTGGATTTACAGTTGAAAACCCAGGTATATCTTATCAGGTCAATGATAGACTAATCTTTGACAACACTGATACTGATGGTTCTGGTGTTTCTGCTCGTATTTCAAGAATCGTAGGTGAAACAGTTGAAGCATATACATTTGAAAATATAAGTGGTAATAACTTTGGTGTTCTTACTACAGTCAATCCACATAACTTACAAACAGGTGATAGTGTATTTGTTGACTATACTCCTGTCATGGCAAATACCAATAAGAC